CATGGTTATATAAGTCATTTATATCCTTATCATCTAAATCACCATGTAACAAATAAATGTTTGGTAAATCACCTTTAACAGTACTTTTAATAGCATCAATCTTTTTAAGTACTTCATCTCTATCCATTATAGAGTTAGTTACTTGGGCTGTTTTTAAAATTAAAGCTGGTTTGATTCCTTTTTTATTCTTAAATGTTTCTAAGAATGATTTAATCATGTAACCAACATTTTTTCTATCTTCACCTATATCACCTTGTAACCAGTGGCCTACAAATAAGAAACAAAAACTTTCTTTAATTTCATCTAAAGCTAAAACTAAATCTGTTTCTTCTAACTCATCATTATTAATAGCGAAATATTTATTTAAATCAGCTCCCTCAAATAATACATCAACTGGTTTTTCTAATTTAATAACACCTACTAATTGTTGATTGTTTTTATCTTTCTTTTCAAAAACAGATTGTTCAAATACTTGTTTAGCATGATTTGATGATACTAAAGTCAAATCCATTCTATTAATACCTTCAATCCATGTTGGATCACATACTGTTGTTTCAATACCTGCTGTGATACCAATATTACATTTACCAATTGGTTGAAACTCATTTGGTACTGTAATTTGAATCCAAACATCAGGTTGTTTAGGTAATTGAGGTTGGCGCCAAATTAAATCTAATAACTGTTTATCTTCAGTTTTATTAGGATCTAAAGCATTCCAAGCTGTATTACCCCAACGTTGAGAAATAACTTTAATATCATATTTATCATATTTCAAAAGTGCTTTGACTATGTCTCTAGATCTAGCACCATACCCTGACATTGTTTCAAGAGGGCAACTTATAACTACTAATGGTTTCATAACTTATCAATAAACTAATTTGTGACGAATATGTTTTCTTTTAAGTGGTTCAGTTTTAATTAACTCAAATTTATGTCTTGGTTTCCAGTTAGCCAAAACTTTATCAATATGCTTTATAACATTTCTACTCATGTTTTCAGCTGACATCATTGATTCATCTGATGTTACCCATTCACGAGCTAATTTTCCTCTACGTTTACGTTCTTCATCTCCCATTTCATACATCTTCATAATAGCATCAGCTGCATCTCTAAAGTCAACTCTATCATCATAGATATAAGGTGTTGGAACAGAACCTTGAATACTTATATTACTTGGAAATACTGGTATAGCCCATTCACCACATTGTTTATATTTACCAAAATGATTAGAACAAAAATCAGCATCAAAATCAATCCATTTACCATTTTCATCTATAAAACGCATTTGATCCTGCATGCCACCTGTTACTGTAGCAATAATTGGTTTACTACACATCATTGCTTCAGTTAAACTTAATCCCCATCCTTCATTTGATGTTAATAATATACAAGCATCAGAAATATTATATATTAGATTAAGATCTGAAGTTGGTATTCTTGAATCAGAAAAATAAATTTGGCTACATTGTTCATCAGTGAATAACATATCACGCACCGCATATAAGTCAGTACCATGTTCATCAACAGGTTGAGTGTGTAATACTAAAGCACATTTGTCTGCTTTTTCTTTTGGTAATTTATCTAAAAATACCTTAAACGCTGCCATTGTGTCAGGTATTTGCTTACGTCTAATATTTCTAGAGTTAAACATTAAAATAAAGTCATATTGTTTATCACCAAATAATTTTTTCTTAACCTCATTTAGTTTAGAAGTATCATCAATTGGGAAAAACATTTTCTCATTAATACCATGTGGTACATAACTTAATACTTTATTTTTAGCTTTATCACCTAACACTAATTTATTTATATTAAGTGTTTGTTTTGATATAGCCATTAACCCATCACATGACTCATAATATGGTTCATTATATAATGGAGCTGGATAATCATCCCAAATGTTAAGGTAAATAATAGGTATTCTTCTCCTAATTTCATTTTCAATTTGAAATAACCAAATCCAATATCTTGGATCTGTAAACATCATTAATGCATCTGGCTTTTCAAAATCAAGCATCTGTCTGATATACTGAGCATCTCCATATCCACTAATTGGATATAGAATAATATTAGCATCATCAATACCAGCATGTTTGTTAGTATCAGCATTTAAATCAAAACGCTTACCTTGATCTGGATGATTAATGGCACCTCCAATATTAACCCAATTGTAATGATGTGCTGTACCTAGTACAATTTCTCTAGCCATTGTTGATATACCACTCGTCATACGAATGTCATCACACAATAATAAGATTTTTTTCCTTTGCGCTTGTGGAACGTAACTTTCTTTCATAACGTGTTTAAATAATTTTTAAGCTTTACTACCTGATAATGATAAGTTTGTATGATTATGAAGTTGTTTTCTATAGTCTTCATCAGTTATGTATGAGTGAATACTTCTATCAACTAATTTTTGTAGTGAGAACTTAGTTCTAACACATAACACTTTAAACTCTTCAAATAATTCTTCATTAACCTTAACACTAGTTAATTTACTTTTGTCCGCCATATATTATATTTTATATATATAAATATATACGGAGATTATAAAGCGACATTTTTATCACATAATTCTTTATTAGAATTAAATGGACAATAAGTACAAGAATCTTTACCTACTATTTTAGAATATTCTTTAATAACATGTTTTCCTTCATTATCAAAACATTCAGTCAAGAACATATTAAATTTTTCAGCTGCTTGTTTACGTTTAATTTTACCACTAGCTGGTTTAAACTCAGTAATATAAGGTATAGCAAAAGCATCATTCTCCCATATCTTCCTCTTCAATATAAAGAACTCAACTTCAATTTTATCAACATCAATATTATATTGTTTAGCGAAATACTCTTTATATAATAATATTTGAGCTAATTTAATTTCATCTTTTTTAGCCTTATCATTCCATCCTGATCTAGATGTTTTAATATCATAGATATAAACCTTATCTAAATCCTTATCATATAATACAAAGTCAATATAACCTTTTAGAAATAAGTTTTTAGTTAAACCAACCATCAAAGGCATTTCAATACCTAATAATACTACATTACGAGTAGTGAAAAATTGAGAACGATGTTTTTTAAACCATTCAAGTATATTAATCCCATCATCAAAAAACTCTCTCATTTCATCTGGATTAGAGAAATGTTGTTTGGTTTGTTCATATTGTTCTTTATAAACTGTTTTAAAACGTTCATTAAACATTCCTATAATATCTTCTCTATCAGCAGCCGCTCCACTTTGTTCATACATTACTTTAAGATAATGTTGCATTGTTTCATGGATGGCTGTTCCAAACACTGTATGAATTGAAGCTTGATATGGTGCTAAATTCTTAACATATTGTAAATACCATTGATGAGGACATTTACGCCATATTGAATATTGAGAGTATGATACTGTTGATTGGTATCTATAATCAACTTCTTTAAGTTGATGGGTTTTTATTTTAAGTTCAATTTCTGTTAGTTTACTTTTTGCCATATATCTCTCTTATCTTATTCCCCAGTTCCATATTATTAGGATATTGTTCAATTAATTTCTGTATATCAGGAATAATTGATTGTTCTTTCTTAATATATTGAGCAGCATCAAGGAGTTCTTCGTATAAATGATTCATATAGTTATCCTTATTATTCTCACCTAATGTTGTGTTATATTTTTTATAACCACGTTCAGCTCTAGATTTTAAATCTTCAATCACTTGATTAGTGATATTATCTTTAGTATGTTGCATACGACTTTTTTCTCTTAATATTTCTTGTTCGCGTTCCATCATCATCATGTATTCGCGATATGATTTTGAATCTGATATATAAGCCATAATATTAAATTTAAATAACCTAATTGGGACAGCCAAGTTAGTTAATTATTAATTATTATAACTGATTGTATTACTTGTTTTATCTATTTTTGAAACATAGTTACGTTCAATTGAATTAGACAATTTATCGAATCGTGAATCAGTGTAACTATAATTCTCATCAATTCTACGATTAACAATATCAATTGCCTCATCTAATTTACGTTCAATTGAGTTATATCGTTCTTCAATTTCTCTCCATTGAACTTGGTTTTCATTCTCTAATGACTTGACCCTACGTAATGCCCAAATGACATTACCTACGAGCCAACCCAGTACCGCTGTCGCTATAGCAACTACAGCACCTAAAATAAATGTAATCATTTTTTGTTTCTCCTTTTTTTATTTGTACCTGGCTGTCCCAGATTAAGTTCCTTTTTAATGTTATCTGCTTCTATTATATTAGAATAATCTTTAGCCTCACGAGTACTACATTGGTAATACTCAGCTATTGCTTTGATTGTTTCCAGATCATTTTTAGTACTTGCTTTAATATATCTAAAGAATGCTTTTTGTTTAGGTAACAATTCACAATACAATTGATATACTTTTCTTTTAGGGCAATCTGGATAGCGTTGAATTAAATTAACAATATCAATATAATTTGAGTTCATACTAATAAATCTATTAATCATGTAAGTATTAAACTCAGCCTTATCTTCATCCGTGAATGTAGTCCACGGACGTTTATGATATGTTATTTCATTCAACCAATCAAATAAATTAAGAGCCATATTAAGCAAATGAAAATCCTACTTCTTTAAATTCATCTCTAATTTCAGGAGGAAGCATATCCAAAGCAATTTTATGAGTTTTCAAATCATAAAACACAGGAATTGGAACTAAAGCATCTTGTTGAGTACCAACTAAAAACTTATTAGCTTTTCTTAAAATAATAGCTTCACCTAATATAATAGGTTCTCCAGCTTCATTAGTAATAGTAACTGTTTTCTCTAACGGAATGTTCAATTGCATTTTTTCTTGATTCATATTATAAATTTAAAAGTTTAGCTATACATCCCATAAAACAAATTTCTTTATCTGCTATGGTTGTATTATGAAATAAATATTCTTCTATAATTATTGTTGACTCTGGAGATGAATAATGATTATGTAATGATTTATATAATCCTGTAAAGTCATTAATATTGTTATCTGCTATAATTTGTCTAATATTATTAAATGCTGTTTTCTTTTTAGATTTAACTTCATCAATAATTTGTTCAATATAATTACTATCTATTACTTCAGTAAGTGTTAACTTGCCTTTAACTGAATTACTTTGTAATATATTAATTGCTCGTCTTAAATCAGGATATGTTTTTTTAACAATGTTAACTATATCTTTCTTATCATACTCTATACCTTCAGTATCAAGTATTTTAACTAAATGCTTAGCTACATCTTTAATATCAGCAGATGCTAAATGAAAACAAGTTAATCGTGATTGTAAAGCATCAATAATACGTTCAACATAATTACAAGTAAAAATAAACCTAGTAGTTAAACTAAATGACTCAATAATGTTTCTAAGTGCTGCTTGAGCATTTATAGTTAAGAAATCAGCTTCATCTAATATAACCACTTTAAGTGGTTTGAATGTAGCGCCTGAAGCAAATTGTTTTACTTTATCTCTAATTACATCAATACCATTTTCATCACTACAGTTCAAATATAGAAAATCACAATTGATATTTTTAACTACTAATTTAGCAGCTGTAGTTTTACCTGTACCTGGAGAACCAAACAGTAATAGATTAGGAAAATTGTTTTTATCAATCCATTCATTTAATCCTTCAATGAATGCTTCATTACCTAAATAACCTTCAATAGTATCGGGTCTATATTTTTCAACCCAAAGTGTATGTTTACTCATATATAATCCATTATTAATTCTTCACCATAACACATTCTCCTTAAGGTATGAAATTTTAATTCATCATCCAAAGGTTTTGCTTCATTATAGTCACTACACCATACTAATTGGCCACCATACATTAAACCAGAAAAATATTCTAGTTGTGAGTTCATAACTATAAACCATTTACGTTTTGGTTCTTTTTTGCCTGTCATAATTATCTTGTTTGACCAACATTTAAATTTCCATCTTCAATGATCAAGTATTCACCAGTTGTTCCTTGACAATCAATCAAGTAATATCTACCACCAGCTGAGTTTTTAGCTCCTTCTAGATCAAGTTTTTTAACCTGAGTATGACCTACTACTTGAATTACTTTTTTACGTAATGTATTGTAATTGGCTTTCATTAATGAACGTGGTCTAATCCAGATTGGAGATTGTTCTGTATTATCGCCATATGGATCTATAAAGCTAAATTCGCTTATATTAACAGCTTCTCCGAAGCCAAATGTTAATGGTTTATACTTAAATAATTCATTAACTTGCTCTACCATTGTTTCCTCTTTCCATCCATCTTTACCAAATACACTATCTAAAAACATACTACTAATACCAGCGTGGCTAAATAGAAATTCATCCATTTGGTAAGCCATTTGTAGATGTTCTCTATTAGTATCAATAACATGTTGAATACTAGGGGCCATTCTTACTTGATAACCAGATGTACCTGTATTTCCTACTTCTGGAAAGTAATGATGATCATGATTACCAATCAACATAATAACTTCCTTACTACTTGATTTTTTATATTCAATTATATCAAGAAAATTATTTAGTTGATCATCTCCTTTAATATCAAACGAATCAAAGTAATCACCAATAAAAACAATCCTATCAGCGTCTTGTTCTTGATTAACTATTAATTTCCATAATGAGCGTCCATGAACATCTCCTATAACTACTGTTTTCATTTTTTAACAAATTGTACAAAATATACTTTAACAGCAAATTGTTTTTGCTCTTTTATCGATTTAAATGTATTATCTCCTCTTAGGTCATATAATTCTTTTCTTATTTTGTTAACAATTGCCTCATCAATGTATCTCATCTCGCTATGACCATCTATTGTTTCAATTCCATCCATTTCAAAATCATATTTGATTCTAGGATATCTTTGTAGAAATTCATTTTCAATTTCGTTAGCTTCATCTTTAGGAAACCATCCACTGAATATGACTTGTAAATTATATTTTTCTAATAATGGATGATCTTTAAATCTATCCTCAACATTAAATTCAGTTGTGATACCAAATTTACTTATTACAGGTGGATTTTTTATTTTCATAGATTAAATGCTTCAATTGTTTCTTTAAATGGATTACCTTCAATCTGTTTAACTAGGTCTAACATGTCTTGAGCTAATTGTCTTACTTCTACTTGAGCATGTTCACTATTTCTTAGTTGTTG